GTCCGTCCCACTCTAAAACCATCATACCTCTTGCATCGTCCCACGCATCTGCATAGTTATGCGGGAATGCATTACCAATGTAATGCATGTTTTCACGTTGCTGTCTTTTGTGAAAATGACCACTAAAACCAAGTTCATAACTGCTAAAAGCTTCTAAACTAATCTCACCGTGATCTGGCATTTGTACCATTGCGTTCATAAAAAAATGAGGTAATTCAAAGTGACCAAAGATATACTTCGCACCTTTCTTACCAATTTCTTTCCATTCATCATGTACTAACCAAGGACATAATGTAACATTTTTAATAGTAGTTGGGTGATGAACTACGGTAATTCCGGGGATATATTTGCCAAATTCAACACTGTGTATGTCACGTTTATCTTTGTAATATAGGTCATGATTACCTGGAAAAAAGTAAAACTCATCAAATGCTTGACCTAATTTTTCCAAAGCTCGAAGGCTGTAATCCATAGTTGTGATGTTTAAACTATTACGATTATGATGCCAATCTCCCATAAAGATACCAACATCACACCCTTCTTCTTTTGCTTTTGCAATGTACCAATCTACAAAATCTTCACAATCTTGATTGTGAACGCTGCTGTTTGACTTAAGACCATAATGGATATCGGTAAAAACAGCAGCCTTTTTAAATAAATTATTCATTATTTCCTATTGAACTATATTTTAATAAAAACCAAACTAAATCTTTGTTTGTGATAAATGTAACATCCCCGCCAAAACTACTATTAAAATTTACGTTGCATTTATAAGTATCTTCAAAAAGCTTTTCAAGATATCTAGCAGTGGCATCTGGGTGTTCTTCTCTAAGTATTTTATAAGCAGCATCGAGTGCCGGATGCTGAATATCTAATGAGTTATTCGTGATCTTCTGATCGTCGCATTGCAATGTCATATTCTTCTGATCCGGTCCTAGTATATGATGGGTTCATTCCGTTCATTTCTAAAATATCATCTCTAATATTTTGATTACGTTTTTCTATGTTAATAACTCTAACAAATGAATTAGTGCAGGCAGCGGTAAAATATGCAAACGGATTATCTGATTTTGATTCATCAAACTGTAAACCAATTTGTGTTAGCTGTAATATTGCCTGTCCGCGCATCTCGTCATTGTAAGTATACCCTCTTACATTACCTCTAGTTGCGTATCGCTCACACAGTTTAATCATCATTCTTGCTAAAGTATCAGTAATTTGTCCTGCAGTTCTATGATATTGCCCTGTTTCTAAGTCCCCTGACCAGTGACTCTTGCCAACGCACACTAAAACATTATCTATAAATTTCCAATGTTGAAACGGTGGAAAGTTTACTTTGTCTCTTTTATCTGCTTCTGTTTTTGGATTTTTCTTTCTAGTTGCATTTAGTGGAATATGTTCATATGACATAATTCTAAATACTAAATCTTCTTTTGCTATAGTTTTATAACTAATTTCACAATCTGCTTGTTTAAGTTTTTCGCCATTGTTCTTTCTAGTTAAATAGTTTAAATCACCTAGCCGCTTTGCTTGATTCCGTTTTGCATCTGCTATAGTACGAATGTTTATCTTATCTATACTAGGTAAAATTAAATCGTATTGATGATACGATGGGTCAGTAAAAACACAATAAGAGCTTTTTGATCTATGTATTTCTAACAGCATATCTTTGTTGTTTAAGTAATTTACTTTTGGTGTAAGCATTGTTTGTATCTCCATTTACATAGCTATTATAAACTCTACACTTAATAAAGTCAAATAAATAATGTAATATAAGGAACACAATTATGTCAATTTCAGGTTTAGGAGCAGTTGCAGGTGCGGGAATTTCAGCACTTGGCAACGCAGGTAATTTATTAACTAACATACGATCAGCAACGTTGCCTAGAGCAGGCGAAGTAATTGGTGATTTTATGAGTGTAAAAGCAGCATTTGATGATATGGGAATTGATGATTGGCGAGCAAGACTCACGTTGCCAACGTGGCCAAGTTTTAGAGGAAGTCCGGTATTAAAGCCATTAGTCGATGCCGGTGGCATGATATTTCCATATACGCCAAACATTCAACTAGCAAGTTCTGCAAAGTACACTACGGTATCACCGATACATTCAAATTTTAATTTTCAAGCGTTTCAACATAGTGATCCGGGATCTATTACAGTTACTGCGCCAATGAATGTCGAGGATACTACTCAAGCATTGTATTGGATTGCTGCATTACATTACTTTCGATCAATAACTAAAATGTTTTCCGGTAATGATCCAAAAGCAGGGAATCCACCGCCAATTGTAATGTTTAATGCATATGGAAGTTATGTATTTAATAATGTACCAGTTGTTATAACATCGTTTAGCACTAATCTTACTGCAGAATGCGACTATATTCCAGTTGCTACTGTTACCAGTAAAGCAGGATTAGTTGCAGGTATGGCAGATGCAGCAGGTCAGGTTTCTAATGCATTTGGATTAAACGGAGTTACTGATATTTTTGATGGTATATCTGAAGTTGCACAGTTAGCAAATTCATTAGGTACAGGCGGCACAAAAAAAGACGGGACAGCATATGTTCCTACTAAATCGTCGTTTACTATAACAATGGTACCTGCGTATAGTAGAACAAGTGCTCGCAAGTTTAGTTTAGATAATTTCGTCGCAGGCGGATATTTAAATAACAGTTTTGGATATTTATAATATGGCATCATATAGCAATACAAGTCCGTGGTTTAGAACCCCTATAACACAAGGATATTTAGGTATATTAAAAATACGTCCGGTTGCAGAAGAAGTATCGGATTTTTTATATACGATTGAATCTCAATATACACATCGTCCTGATCTATTAGCGTTTGATTTATACGGCACTTCTGCATTATGGTGGGTATTTACGCAGCGTAATTTAGATGTAATACAAGATCCAATATTTGATTTTGTACCAGGAACGAAGATATATATTCCGCAATTTAGTAAATTAAAAATATCATTAGGAATATAATATGGCTTCAATACTTGACTCAGCAACAACAATGGTAAGCGACGCAGCGTCATCTGCAATTGATAGTATCTCAGATTTTGCATCATCAATTAGTACTAAATTTAAAACATTTTCAGAAATATCACTACCGATTGCAAATCCGTTATTTGATTATGCAACATTTAATTACATATTAGGTATTGGTGTGTTAACAGATACTGATTTAGCATTTCCGGATAAGTCATACTTAATAAATCGGACATTACCGTCAGATAAACCTATACCGCTAATTGCTAAAACTGCAGGAATTGATCCAAATAATCGGATTAATACTCCATACGGGAAGTTTGATTTTTTTATAGATCATTTAGAACTAAGTGCAAGCATTGGATTTGAATCCGGTAACAACACAAATACTGTTCAGTTATCATTTGATATTCAAGAACCTTATAGTATGGGATTATTTTCTATAGCATGTAATCAAGCCGCATTAGACGCCGGCCATAAGAACTGGCGAGATGCACCGTTTCTATTAACAGTTGAGTTTCGCGGTAACACTGAAACTGGTGTACTTGCTAATATACCGGGCACTTCAAGGTATATTCCATTCAAGTTTACAAATATGAGTATGACTGTAAACCATACCGGTTGTGTATATCATTGTAATGCAATGGCATATAATCAATCTGCACTTAGTACAAAACATGCTGTATTAACAAATGACATTTCGGTTAAAGGTAAAACAGTACAAGAAATTTTGCAAACAGGTGAAAAAAGTTTACAAGCGGTATGGAATAAACGATTGCAGCAATTTAAAGATGATAAAATTATAGAAGTTCCGGACGAGGTTATCATAGTTTTTCCAAATGATATTGCATCAGAAAGCACAGATGCAACTGCTGATGAGTCAGGAGATTCAAGCGGCACTGCGACTACTGTAGGATCAACTGACATATATTCAAAAATTGGCGTAACAAAAAGTGCAATTAACCAAACGCAAGTACAGGATCCTGCTAATTGTAATATGTTAGGTAAAGCGTCTATGGGATTTGGACAAGAAAAACCTGCAGATTCTCCATACGGAAAAGATAACAATGTTTATAATGAAGAATGGAAAGTGTATGTGCAAGCAAATAATGTTCCAGATTTTACAGTAAGTGATTTTAAATTTAGTCAAGATACTGATATTCCAAATGCGATTAACCAGGTTCTATTGCAAAGTAATTATCCGCACGGCGCATTTGATTCTAAAAGCATCACACCTGAAGGTTATCGTAAGTGGTGGAGAATAGATGTACAACTTTATAATGTATCATCTGATGCAAATTTAAAATCTACAGGAGTTAAACCTAAAATTATTGTATATCGAGTAGTTCCATATAATGTACATGAGAGTTCCGGAGTAATGCCAAACAATGTTAAACCTCGAGGCTACGACAAAATGAATGTAGTTAAGGTATACAATTATATCTATACTGGGAAAAATGTTGATATTAAAAAGTTTGAAATTAAAATTGAGAATACATTTCAAGCAATGATGAATGCTGATGCAGGTAAATCTTCACAAGACATAAAAGAAGCCGCTGAAAACGGCGGGTTTTTATCAAAAGTCGCTAATATGTTTTCGTTGGTAGGTACTGATCCAGAAGACGGTGTTACTCCTACACAAACATCATATTCTACTACTAAAACTGACACTGATCGATTAGGCGGCGGTGGGTCTGAGACTGTTGCAAATCGAATAGCACGAAATTTTCATGATCAAGTATGTAGCGGAATGGATATGATAATGTTGGATATGGAAATCATCGGAGATCCGCATTGGATAGTTCAAAGCGGAGTTGGTAATTATACATCACAACAGACTCAGTTTCCTACATTAAATGCAGACAGTAGTGTAAATTACCAAAGTGGTGAAGTTGACATTATTGTTAATTTTAGATGCCCGATTGATATTAATCAAGCAACTGGCATGGACGATTTTACCGGTGGAGCACCGACATCAGAACTAATGCAATTTAGTGGACTATATCGAGTAAATCAATTAACAAGTTTGTTTAATCGCGGTGATTTTACACAGGTATTAAAAGGGCAGCGTAGGAAATTGCAAGAAGCAACAACCAAAGACGAGCCAGATCCATCATTTAGTACTGATAGTTTTACATTTGACGGAACACCGTCGATTGGATCGATAATTGATAAAGTAACAAACTTGTTTTAACTAATTAGGATTATAATGAAACACAACAATTTAGAATCATCACCGAAGTCGCAACCAGCTTCTAAACCAGGACCATTTTTAGCTAAAGTTATTGGGCATTTAGATCCTAGTTTTATGGGTGGATTAGAAGTTGAAATTTTAAGACCAGTTGGGAATACCTCAGCTGAAGGCCAATTGCATCAAGTAAAATATATGAGTCCGTTTTATGGAGTCACTGGTGTTGATTACACAGTAAAAGAACCAGATGATCACAATAATACACAGAAAAGTTATGGCATGTGGATGATTCCGCCTGATCCGGGTACTACTGTTGTTATTATTTTTATTGATGGAGATCCAAAGCGTGGGTATTGGATCGGATGTGTTCAAGACGAAAATATGAACTTTATGGTTCCTGGATTAGCCGGAACTGCAAATGCAGTTACACCAAAAAAAATTGACGGGGTAGTAACTCGATCGCCGGTATCTGAATACAATAAAAAATCAAATACAACTACCGGTGATGCTACTAAGTTTAAAAAACCGGTGCATCCTATTGCAGATGCTATGGAAAAAGCAGGTTTATTGCTAGACGACATTCGTGGAATAACAACTAGTAGTGCAAGACGAGAAACACCGAGTGCAGTATTTGGTATATCAACTCCTGGCCCATTAGATAAAAAAGGCAAACAAGGCACTATTGGAAAAAAAGAACACGAAATTAAAAATGCGTATGTAAGTAGATTAGGTGGTACTACGTTTGTAATGGATGACGGAGATGATAAAGTTCTTCGTAAAACTCCGGCTAGCGAAGGAAAACCCGATTATGTTAGAGCAGACCAGGGAGAAAAAGGTGGAAATGTTGGTATACCGCACAACGAATTAGTTAGACTCCGCACTCGTACAGGTCATCAAATTTTATTGCACAATAGTGAAGATTTAATTTATATTGGTAATGCAAAAGGTACTGCATGGATTGAATTAACAAGTAACGGTAAAATTGATATCTATGCAGAAGACTCTATTAGCATCCATACTGCTCAAGATTTTAATTTTTATGCAGGGCGAGATATAAACTTTGAAGCTGCTAAAAATATTAATATGAAAGCAGGTGCTGAGTTGCAAATCGAAGCTGGCAAAGATTTAAATATTGTAATTGGCGGCGATGGCAAAGTTACAACTACCGGTGGACTTGATATTAATACTACTGGTAGTAATAAATTTACTGCAGCTGGATCAACTGAAATTAAAAGTGGTGGGAATCACATCGAGTCTGCATCGCAAATTCATATGAACGGGCCAGGCGCAGGTGCAGCTAAATCTGCTAAAAAGTTAAAGATACATGCATTACCTACTGAAGTAAAAGGTGGAACAATAAATTCAATAATGCGTCGGATACCAACTCACGAACCGTATCCACAGCATGAAAATTTAGATCCGTTAAAGTTTAATGCTAGTGCAACTAACCGAGATATTGATGGTCGAACTGAAGGTACTAGTCAAACATTGAAAGAACCAGCAACATTATGGAAAATATATACATCTATAATAGAAACATTTAATAAAGTAAAGGGAGGAAAATAATGAGTTTATCAATGTATGATAGGATTACATTACCGGCATTTGCTAATAAACCGGAACTAGTAAAACCAAAAACTTATAAAGGATTTAGTACAGTTAATACACAATCAGAACAATACAGCTTGTATGATTTTGAATTAATTAAACAAGATATACAAAATCATTTTCATGTTAGACAAGGTGAACGATTAATGCAACCGAATTTTGGCACTATTATTTGGGATCTGTTGTTTGAACCATTAACTAATGAAATAAAAGACATGATTTTGCGAGATATTAACAATATCATTAATTATGACCCTCGAGTACAAATTGGTGATGCAATAGTAACAACTTATGAAAGTGGGATACAAATTGAATTCTCGTTAACTTTTACTCCATATAACGTTACTGAAAAAATAAAAATGCGATTTGATCAACAACAAGGCCTGTAGCATAATAAACTATACGGTTTATGTTAATTAATAAATATCATTATTAGGATAACATCATCATGAGTGCAACTGACAGACAAAATAGATTATTAGTAGCTGAAGATTGGAAAAAAATATATCAATCATTCAGAAGTGCAGATTTTCAAAGTTATGATTTTGAAAATTTACGACGTACAATGGTTGATTATATTCGCCAAAACTATCCAGAAGATTTCAATGATTACATCGAAAGTTCAGAATATCTAGCATTATTAGATGTGATTGCATTTTTAGGACAAAGTGTAGCATTTCGTGTAGATTTAAATGCACGAGAAAACTTTTTAGAATTAGCCGAACGTCGTGACAGTATTTTACGATTATCGCAGTTAGTAAGTTACAATGCAAAACGAAATATTCCAGCACACGGATTATTAAAATTCACATCAGTTAATACAACACAAGACATATATGACAGTAACGGCAACAGTTTATCAGGCCAAACTGTTACATGGAATGATTCGTCAAATCCAATTTGGTATGATCAATTTATTAAAGTAATAAATGCAGCACTACCAGGAACCCAACGATTTGGTAATCCGGTAGATTCTTCCATTATATATAATATACCTACTGAGCAGTACACATTCCAAAGTGCAACTGCCGATGTTCCGATTTATGCATTTTCTAAAACAGTTGCCGGTCGATCGATGAATTTTGAAGTTACTAGTACTACATTTGCTGGACAAGATTATATATATGAAGAAGCACCTAAACTTAAAAATAGGTTGTCGTGTGTATATCGAAATGACGGACACGGATACGGCAGTGCAGGTTCGGGCTTCTTTTTCAACTTTACACAAGGTACTATAGGACATTCACAATTTACAGTTGACCAACCTCGAAGTAACGATCTAATTAATATTGCATCAACTGGTATTAATAATACCGATGTGTGGTTATATCGATTAGATAAAAATGGAGACGAAACTGAGACATGGACGCAGGTACCAAGTCTTAAAGGTAACAACATTATCTATAATAGTGTTAATAAAAATATTAAAAATATTTTTGGTGTAACAACTCGTGCAAACGACGCAATTACTTTAAACTTTAGTGATGGTACTTTTGGTAATATGCCATACGGCACATTTAAAGTATATTATCGATTAAGCAACGGTTTGTCATATACTGTTAATTCAAAGGATATACGAAATGTATCAATTACTATTCCATACATGTCAAATATGGGACAACAAGAGTCATTAACCATTTCGTTAGCATTATCAACAACGATTACTAATGCCGAATCTAGTGAAACAAATGCTAGTATTAAAGCAAATGCACCTGCGTCATATTACACACAAAACCGAATGATTACAGGCGAAGATTATAATATTTGTCCGTTAAGTGTAAGTCAACAAGTATTAAAAGTTAAAGCAGTTAATCGTTCATCAAGTGGGATTAGCAGATATTTTGATTTAGTTGATCCAACTGGCAAATATAGTTCTACAAATTTGTTTGCAGATGACGGTGTTATATATAAAGATAATTATGAATCATACACTAAATTTTCATATATTAATAAAACAGATATCGAAGGTGTGATATACAATGTAGTAAATAACATCTTAACTAAATCTGAACTACGTAATTTTTATTATTCAAAATATACCGATTTTGCAAAATTAGGTAGTAATTTGCAAGTTGGATGGAGAGCAGTAACGTCTGACGTAGTGTCATCTACTGGATACATTTATGATTTACAGGCCACTGGTGAAGTTTACAAAGTTGGTCCACAATATACAGTTTCTGATTTAAAATATGTTACCTTAGGATCACTAATAAAATTTGTTGCGCCTACCGGTTATTATTTTAATCTTGATAATCAAAATAAACTTGAAGAAGCTATTAGTGTAAATTATGCACCTAATACATCATTATACATTTGGGCTGCAGTTGTTGCTATAGTTAATGACGGCCGAGCTAACGGTATTGGCGTATTATCATCCGGAGCAGGCCCGATTACATTAAATGTTAATATTGCCGATGGTGCAATCATAAGCCAAATTATACCTAAATGTCGAACAACATTAGATTTAAATGTAATTAACACTATGATTGATTTAATTTTTGAAAATAAATCTTTTGGATTAAGTTATAATGCAGCACAACAGGTATGGCAACTTGTATTTGAATCAAACATAGATTCGACTAGTCAATTTAGTTTAATTAATCAAGGTAGTATTACTAATACACAGAAAGATGCTAGTTGGATGTTGCTATTTACTACCGATAATGAATATTATACAATTACTAGTAGAGAAACTCGTTATATTTTTGAGAGTGACAGTCAAATTAGGTTTTATTTTGATAGCAGTGAAAAGGTATATGACAGTAGAACAAATTCAGTAGTTCGTGATAAAATCAAGGTGTTAAGTATTAACAAACAAATATCATCGTATAATTCATATACTACTGATTTTGTTTGGGATGTTGTTTCTGAATACATTGGGTTAGATGGGTATGTTGATAATAAGAAGATAGTAGTGTCGTTTGCAGATTCTGATGATAATGGCATTGCAGATGATCCTGAATTATTCACAAATCTTGTGTTATATCAACAATATATATTGCAAGAAAAATATCAAATTTCATTAGGGCAAGAAGATTATCGATATGTTGCAAATAACAGTAAAGTTTGGATAATTCCAGAACTTACAACAATTGGAGATGTAGGATTGTATTATTATATACCGGGATCAAATACCGTAACTCAAGCATCGTCTACTGGTGTATTAGAACCTACATTGGATTACAAGGTGTATGAAGGTCGCGCGAATTTAAAATTTCAATATATTCATAACGCAAATTATGAATCAAGAATAGATCCAGGTGTGAGCAATATTATTGACGTGCATGTATTAACTAAAGGTTATGATACTGCGTTTAGACAATGGATTAACGGTGCAGCTATTTCTAAACCATTACCGCCGAGTGCAGATGAATTATACAATACACTCAGTCCGTCATTAAATTTAATTAAATCTATCTCAGATGAAATAATTTATCATGCAGTTAACTATAAAATATTGTTCGGTGCAACTGCTGATCCGGAATTGCAAGCAGTATTTAAAATTACAAAAACTCCAGGACAGATAATATCTGATAACGATATTAAATCGCAAGTAATAGTTGCAATTAATACTTTCTTTAATTTAGACAACTGGGATTTTGGAGATACATTTTTCTTCACAGAGCTAGCAACATTTGTAATGAATCAACTAGCACCAAAAATTTCAAATTTTGTAATTGTACCTCGAAGACAAGGTTTAAATTTTGGTAGTTTATTCGAAGTTAAGTCATTAAGTAACCAACTTCTTATAAATGGAGCAACGGTTGATGATATTGAACTTATATCCGGAATCACTGCAACTAATATTAAAACATCAAATGTAATGTCTCTTGATAGTACAATAAATCGTCAATCTATAACTAGTTCTACATATGGGAATATCTAATGGTTAACAAAAAAATAACTTTACCTAGAAGTACAGCAACCGATACAAGCAACAGTGATAATACTGCAAATTTTTTACCTAGTTATTACCGAACAGACACTAATAAAAAATTCTTACATGCAACAATTAATCAGTTAACCCAGCCGGGTACTGTAAAAAAAGTTAACGGGTATATTGGTCGATTAAATGCTAAAGCATCCTCATCGGCTGATATTTTTATAAATGCGCCTACTCAGGTTAGGCAAAATTATCAATTAGAACCTGGGTTAGTAATAACTGATAATATAGATAATACTGTATATCTAAAAGATTATCAAGATTATATTAATCAGTTGCGTGTTAACGGCGCAAATGTATTTGATCATTCTAGATTAAATAATCAAGAATTTTACAGTTGGGATCCACATATCGATTGGGATAAATTTGTTAATTTTCAAGATTACTATTGGTTACCAAACGGTCCTAATACTATTAGTATTAGTCATGCTGCTACGACTGACCAAAGTGTATTTACAGTAACGATTGATACGGCTGGTCTTGATTCTGCATATGTGTTTACACCTAATGGATTTAATAGAAATCCAACAATTACATTATATAGAGGAAAAACTTATGAATTTAACATTCATAGTACTGACAACGTGTTTAGTTTTAAAACTATTCGAACTGAAGGTACACTAAACCGATACATAACACCTACATTAGATAACAATTCAATTACTTCGGGTAAAATTATATTTACCGTACCGTATAATGCACCGGATGTGTTATTTTATGTAAGCGAATCTAATATTGATCTTGGTGGCACAATTAGTATTTTAGATATTAACACTAGCGGATTCATTGATGTTGCTACTGAAATTATAGGCAAACAATCATTCCAAATGCCAAATGGTAAATTATTAAGTAATGGTATGTGTTTATTGTTTACTGGTGAAGTAACACCGGCATTATATGCAACCGGAAAATTTTATGTTGAAGGTGTTGGCACTGCTATTAAATTAATTCCAGAGCGTGATTTAGAAATAATTGCACCATATACTACCTCCGAAATGATTTTATTTGATGCAACCCCGTTTGATACAACACCATTTAGTGATGCTACTACATTTGCAGGAAATCCAGATTATATTGTAATTAACAGAAGCAGTACTGACAAAAATCAGTGGAGCCGATATAATAAATGGTTTCATAAAAGTGTAATTGAAACTAGTGCTGCAATTAATGGAATAACTGCAACTGTTGATCAGTCTATGCGTGCAGTTAGACCTATTATTGAGTTTGATGCTAATTTAAAATTATTTAATTTTGGAACAACTGCAATTACTGATATCTCAATTATTGATCGGTATACAACTGATGCATTTTCAACAATTGAAGGATCACTTGGTCACACCGTTGACAACATCCCATTACAACATGGACAAAGAATTATATTTACTGCTGATACTGATCAATTAGTAGCAAACAACGTGTATCGTGTTGAATTTATTGATGTGAAACATACAACTGACGGATTCGGAGTTTCTAATAGTCGACAAATTCGACTTGTATTAGAATTAAAACCATCTGAAAATCAAGTTGTATTAGTGCAACAAGGCACAATATCACAAGGTACTATGTTTTGGTATAATGGTAATACGTGGATTAGTGCGCAACAAAAAACTAAACTAAACCAACCACCATTATTTGATGTAGTTGATAGTAATGCAATAAGTTTTGGTAACGGTGCTGTATATCCAGGTACTACATTTAAAGGTACTTCTGTATTTTCGTACAAAGTTGGTACCGGAATAGCAGACAGCAAATTAGGGTTTCCTCTATCGTATAAAAATATTAATAACATTGGTGACATAAATTTTAATTTTACATTATTAACTGATATGTTTCAATATGATCAATCAAGTAACACTATTACAAAAACAACAGATGTAGGATATTTAATTAAAACTGTTAACGGACACGTGAATTATGTTAACGGCTGGCAAACAAGTTCTGTATCAAATGTGCAACCAGCGGTTCGCATTTACAGAAATTCAGAGATGACAAATAATTTTGATATAGATATTTTTGATACGTTACCTGCATTAATAGACATTAGTGTTCGCGTTTATATAAATGGCATGCGATCACCAGCTAGTAATTGGGTTATTAAAACTACGGCAACTAGCGTTACAGTTGGCCAAGTGCCGTTGACACAATATCAAATTGTGTTTAACACACCTGTGTTGTTAACTGATTGCGTAACTATAAAAGTGTATTCGCGTACTCCTATTAACACAAATGGGTTTTATGAAATTCCGATTAATTTACAACATAATCCACTAAATGGTGTACTGACTGAGTTTACACTAGGCGAAGTAATTGATCACGTTGATAGCATTATTGATAACATTTATACAGGTACATCATTTGTTGGTATATTCCCGGGTCTTAGTAATTTGAGAGATTTAGGAAATGTAACACAATTTGGTACAAAATTTGTTCAGCATAGTGGACCACTTAGTTTGCCAATGTATCATTTAACATCGGCTAACAATGTAATTAATGCGATTGAAAAATCAAGAGACGACTATTGCAAGTTTAAACGTGCATTTATGGTGTTAGCTGAAACATTAGGAGTAGATACCCATCCTATTAATCATGTAAATTTAATTTTGCGTACACTAAATGCAGATGTTCCAGCAACTGCTCCTTACTACTTTAGTGACATGGTACCATATGGAGCGTATTCGAAAATTGATGTTACTGTTCGTGACCCTGAATCTAATATTTTCTCATTATCTAAAGTGTTTAGTTTATCAGAATTGTCAACTTCGGCAGTTCTTATATATGTAAATGACCGGCAGTTATTGCACGGTAAAGATTATACGTTTAGCAATCAAGGATTTGTAATTGTTACTGCACTATTAAACGTTGCTGATGTAGTATCAGTGTATGAATATAGCACTACTGACGGATGTTTGATACCAGAAACACCTACTAAGTTAGGTATCTGGCCAAAATATGAACCAAAAATATTCTTAGATACTACATTATTAACTCCTTCAAGAATGATACAAGGACATGACGGTAGTTTAATATTAGCATATAACGACTATAGAGATGATTTGATTTTAGAATTAGAAAAGAGAATTTATAATAACATTAAAATTAAATATGATCCTACTATTTTTGATATATGTGATATGATTCCTAGTTATGCTCGAACTACTGATTATAGCTTAGACGAATTTAATTTAGTGTTATCTGCAAACTATTATCAATGGTCAACACATGTTAAAAAAGATTTTTCAATACCTTCATTACCTGGAACTAGAAATAATCCTTTTACATTTAATTATAGCAGCAATTTTGCTCCAGATGGTCGACCAACACCTGGATTTTGGAGAGGTATTTATCAATGGGTGTATGATACTGATCGTCCACACTTATGCCCGTGGGAGATGCTAGGAATTAGCGAAGAACCAATTTGGTGGAGTACAGTATACGGATTGGCACCGTACACTAGTGATAATTTAGTGATGTGGAATGATATTAGTAACGGATTGGTAAAAGAGCCAGATCAACCAATTGTTAAGAAAACTAAATTTGTTAAATCTTTTTTGATGAATTATTTGCCCGTTGACAGCAATGGTCGATTAGTTAGTCCATTAACAAATAATATTGCTAGCGGAACATCATCAAGTGATGTTCAATTATCCTTTAAGTTTGGTGATGTATCGCCAACTGAAGCTGCTTGGAGACGTCATTCACATTATCCATTTAGCGTATTAAAAACACTATTATTATTAAAACCTGCAATGACAATGGGATTAACACTAGATAGAAACCGAATTGTTCGAAATTTAACAGATCAATTAATATATTTAGATACTGGTGTACGTATTAGACTGGCTGATATTAAATTGCCGAGTGTGTATTTAAGTAGCACCCGGGTACAAACTGCAGGTCTTATAAATTATTTGGTAAATTATATTGATTGTAATGAATTGTCGTTATACAATGAATATAAAAATAATTTATCAAAAGTAACTGCGCAGTTATGTTATCGTGTTGGTGCATTTACTAGTAAAGAAAAGTTTAATTTATTATTAGAATCAAAATCACCGTCGTCAGTTGGCAATATTTTTATACCACCAGAAGATTATAAAGTAATAATGAATACGTCATCTCCGATTGCATCATTAGTATATAGCGGTGTTACTATTACTAAAGTAGAAGGTGGATTCGAAGTTACCGGATATAGCAAAACCCAACCGTATTTTACATACTATGCTAGTTATTATAGCGGTTCAACTATTACAGTTGGCGGTATTTCTGCAGTATATTCCGTATGGACACCGTACCATTATTATGTAGTTGGATTTGTAGTTAAGTATAACAATTCATATTGGCAAACTAAAATTTCACATAATTCAACTGAATATTTTTCAATAGATCATTTCACACTGTTACCATCTATTCCGATTGTTGGTGGTTCTAAGGTTGAATTTAGAACACGTTGGGAGTCTACTGAAATAATTGTACCATATGGTACTAAATTTTCGTCAATACAAGAAGTAACAGATTTTTTATTAGGTTATGGAAAATGGTTAACAGATCAAGGATTTGTATTTGATGACTATAACGATCAGTTAGGGTCAGTATCCAATTGGGAAACTAGTGCTAAAGAATTTATTTTTTGGACTGCAAACAATTGGGGAGTATCTCAACAGTTATGGGATGATTGGGTACCGGATATGTTAATTACCTTTGATACAATTGTTCGATATACCGGAGATTATTATCGTGCAATTAGAACAATGCAAGAACCAGTATTTAATGAGACTGATTATGAATTAATAAACGGTCTTAGTTCTAATGGAAATTCAGTCATAACACTAAGTCCGGCTGCAACTAAACTGCAATTTAAAACTATTTTAAGTGTAGTAGACGATATTACTAATCCGGATTATGTGTATGAGATGTTTAATGCGCAAGGTAGTCCAATTCATTCTAATCTAGTAAATTCATATAGGTCAGGTAACATAGTAAGTTATTCCACTACTGATATTAACGCATACATTTATTGTGCTAGTTTTTACTTAGTGCAAAAAGAACATGTTATTGTGATGAATAATGCAACTATGTTTAATGATGTAGTTTATAATCCAGAAAGTGGATATAAACAAGACAAAATTAAAGTGTCCGGATATGTTAGCATTGAGTGGAATGGCTCATTAAATGTTCCGGGATTTATCGTAGACAGTGCAATCATACATGAATGGGAAATATGGAAAGATTATTCAGTAGGTGATATTGTTAAACACCAAACATTTTATTATAGTGCAAGTAAATTTTTGTCAGGTACACAAAAATTTAATGATTTAGACTGGATTAAGTTAACAGAAAAACCAACTGCAAAATTATTGCCAAACTGGAATTATAAAGCAACTCAATTTACTGATTTCTACAGTTTAGATAGTGACAATTTTGATGCAGCTCAACAAAAAATGGCTCAGCATCTTATTGGATACCAAAAAAGACAGTACCTAGAAAATATTATTCAAGATGACACTAGTGAATTTAAATTTTATCAAGGTATGATAATTGAAAAAGGTACAACAAATGTTCTTAACAAACTTTTTGATGTTTTGAGTCTCGATGGTCAAGAAAGTATGGAGTTTTATGAAGAATGGGCAATTAGAACCGGACAATACGGCGCAAGTTCAGCATATAATACTGTTGAATTTATATTAGACGAGGCATTAATAAGAACTAATCCGCAAGGAGTTGAATTAGTTACGACTACACAACAACTTGATGATCGTATTATTCGACAAATTCCGTCTGATGTGTATGTAAAACCATTAGGATATACTCCGTATATTTGGCCTGCATTATCGTCAACGTCATCTATATTACGATCAAGCGGCCATGTTAGAGCTGATGAAGTAACAGTTACCATTCGATCACCTGAAGAGTTAACGACCCTTGATCCATCAGTATTACCTATTAACTCGTATGTGTTATGTACCTTTGAAAATGCAAGTTGGAATGTGTACCAAATTATATCATCTAAGTTATCACTTATTGCAATAACAATGATAGATGATACCACTGTAGAAATAACAGTTAATTCTTACATTAATTTTGATGTTGATTCATATGTTGGTATTAAACACAACTCGTTTAATTCATTTTATAAAGTAGTAAGTATCGGAACAAACAATTTTAGAATTAACATAGCTGGATTAAAGATTCCGACTAATGTTAAAACTATTTCACTTGTTACTGCAAAATCTCGTCGTGTAAGTTCAATTGATAATATGAATTATACGTTAGCAGATTTAGGAACATCATCATTATTATGGGCAGATAACACATTAGCTAATGATCAGACATGGGCAACTTGGAAACATCAATCTGTTTATACAAGAAATACGGTGTTTAATCAACAGTTAATTGATAATTTAAAATTTGGAAAAAGCGTTGCATCAACTGCAGACGGTAACTTAGCAGCAATCACAACTGCGCTTGGCGAGGTTATGATCTACGATAGGTTAGGTAGTTCTAAACCATGGACTCTCCGCCAAGTAATTAATAAACCGTTTATATCATCAGTTACTCCTATTGCAGACACAATTGCAACTGTTGTTGCTATATCTAAAGATGGTAAATGGCTAGCAACTGGATCACCAACTGCTAGTTTTGCAACGGTGTCGATGCCAATGACTGGTTTAAATGTAACTGATATTAACGGTTTAAATACCGAGTATCCTGGGCAAGGTGTTGTGTCAATATACGAAAACACCAATAACATGTTTACATTAGTTAACACAGTTACGAGCCCAATGCCACAGTCGCATGAAAATTTTGGATTAACTTTAGAATTTAGTATCGGTGCATCGCAATCATTGTTTGTAGGAACATCTCGTAGTTATAGTACAGTTTATCGATTGCAGTATATAGAAACAATCCGTGCAGGTACATTGTATAATCCAAATGGCAGTACTTCAACTTCTATTCAAGTTTCGACAACTGTTGATATTGTACCTGGCATGCGTATTAGAGGTACAAATATTGATAACATTGTAACCGATGTTATTGATGATACAACTATCGTTCTTAATACGCCGTTGTCTGCAGATCCTGATGGTAATTTAATATTTTCTACATTAGAATGGAACTATTGTAATGAAGTATATTATAACGATCAGCCTGGTAGCAACTATGGTAAATTAATTAGGGTGTCAGCCGATGGCGCCATTTTAGTAATTTCTGCACCATATGGGTATGGGGTGTTTAGTTCCGGTCAGGTATACATATATGAATACGATATTATGTTAAATTCTTACATACTGTTAACGACGTTGTCATCAACTAGTTCAAATTCACATAGTATTATGATGGAACAGTATGGTCAAAGTATTACGGTATCAAATAACGGTGAATACATAGCAGTATCAACACAAATGAACACGTACACAGTTAACAGTAACTTACAGTGGGTACAGATGGCATCAATCGGAATAGTGTATATTTATGAACGTAACGGAAGTGACTATAACTTGTATTATGAACCGATTGCTGCATCAGATATTACTAGCGGCTTTGGTACAGACATTCAATTCACAAATGATTATTCAACACTTGTAATTTATAGTCAAAATACAGATAACACACACCGAATGTCTATTGATGCTGGCACAACTACATTTGATGCAGCAGAATTAGATACGATTAATACTACTACTATTACATATACACTTACTGAGTTTGGCGGCATTGACGTCTATGATCGGTATGGACTGAGTTGGGTTATTAGTGAACGATTAACTACTTTATCATTATCTGAAGATGGATACGGAACATCTATTGTTGCAACACCGGACAGTATACTAGTTAGTTCACCGTTTGCAGAAACTAGAGTTTCACAGTACATTAATTTGCAAACTGGCATCGTATACGATTATGTTAAACCGACCAACCAGTACAGTTGGACAATAAATCACTATCCTGTTGCCAAACCCGATGTAAAGAAAATTAAACAAGCATTTTTATATAATAGATCAACTAACAAATTAATAAAGCATTTAGATCTAGTTGATTCGTTACAAGGTAAAAATTCAAGTATTGCTGATCAGGAAATTAAATTTAAATCGTTTTACGATCCAGCAGTATACAGTTCGCAAGTAGACAATCCAACATGGGTTAATGACGGTCTTGTAAATATAGATGATGGAATAGCATGGACTACAAATCAAGTAGGTGCATTATGGTGGGATTTAAGAACAGCTAAATTTATTGATAGTTATACGGATGATGTAGTTTATAGAAACAGTACATGTAGTACACTTGCATTTGGTGCATCGATTGACATATATGAATGGGTTGAAACAGATCTATTACCGTCGGAGTGGGATGCAGAGGCAGACACTGAAGCAGGATTAGCAATTGGTATAAGTGGAAAGTCGTTATATGGTGATAATGCATTTAGTTACTGTCAACGATATAATAAGTTAACTCAACGTCTTATAAACACTTATTATTTTTGGGTTAAGAATAAAATAACAATACCGTCAATTCCGGGAAGAAATTTGTCAGCAAATACGGTATCTAATTTAATTGCAAACCCGCGAGGCGCAGGGTACGAGTATTTGGCATTAACTGGATTAAATTCGTTTAGTTTAGTAAATGTAAAATCACTATTACATCATACTGATGCGGTATTATCAGTTGAGTTTTGGAATGGCAATACTGTTGATCAAAATATTCATTCACAGTGGAAACTTATTAGCACTTCTCCTAGAACAACTATACCTGCAAATATAGAACAAAAATGGTTTGATAGTTTGTGTGGGAAAGATTTAGGAAATCGAGTAGTGCCTGATCAATCGCTGCCAGTTAAATTGCAATATGGAATTGAAAATCGCCCACGCCAAAGTATGTTTATTAATCAATACGAAGCATTAAAGCAACTAATTGAGCAAACTAACATAGTGTTACGCTCAAATTTAATAGTTGATACTCGTAATATGGCAAACTTGCACAAGTATGATGAACTTCCAAGTGTAACACGCGGATTATACGACGACATTATTGATACTGATTTAGAATTACGATTTGCAATTGCAAAGTCGTATATTAAACCAGAAATTACACCAATAATAACAGATAGTGCAATTACTGGAATTATCGTAGTGTCTCCTGGACGCGGGTATTTAATAGCTCCGTATTTTACAGTTATTGGCAGCGGTACAGGTGCAATTATTAAATCGGTAATTAATGTAGCTGGTCAAATCATTGGTTGTGAAATTATAAGATCAGGAGTTGGGTATAATAGTACTACTACATTAGATATTAGAGATTATTCATTATTAGTTAAAAGTGATTCTGCATCAAATAACGGATGGAGTATATACGCGTATCAATCAGCTACTGAAACATGGAGTAAGACACTATCTCAAACTTATAATACTACCCGATATTGGGATTTAATTGATTGGTATGCAGATGGATATACACAATTTACAGCAATTACTCATTCAATTAATACATATGCTGATTTAAATTTGATTAGTGTTAAAATTGGAGAACATGTAAAAATAAACACAACAAGTTCAAATCGATGGGTTCTGTTAAAAAAATATGCAAATGTAACATCAGTTGACTGGACACTTTCATATAAAGTTATTGGTAGTCAAAACGGTACAATTCAATTTAACTCATTATTATATGATTTTAACGATACAGTAATTGGGTATGATGGATTGTTGTATGATTCTGGAGTATTTGATAACGGCGCATCAACCGAGTTACGGATAATTTTAAATTCAATAAAGGACGATTTATTAATTGACGACTTAAAATCACAATATTTAAGTTTATTTTTCTCTAGCATTCGATATGCAATGTCTGAACAGACATATATTGATTGGATTTTTAAAACAAGTTTTGTTAATGTGACTCACAAAGTCGGTAATTTACATCAGTCAGTTACATATCGTAATGATAATTTATCAAATTTTGAGGATTACGTATCAGAAGTAACACCGTATAGAAGTCAAATTAGAGAATATGTAAGTTTATATAATAATATTGATGTAGGTAAATTTGCAGTAACCGATTTTGATATGCCACCTGCAATTATCAATGGTAGTATTGCCCCTGTAGTTGCGGTAATTAACAGTGATGATGAAATTATAGTATCCTCTGGAAATATAGATAGTTATCCATGGAAAAGTTGGGCCGATACTGTAGGTTTTTCAGTAGTATCAATAAAATTATTAGATGGAGGTTCTGGATATGTGTCTGAACCGACTATTAAAATTTCTGGAGCATCCGGTTCAGATGCTCATGCAACTGCATTTATTTTAAATGGTAAAGTAAATCGAATTAATTTGATAACATATGGCTCAAAATATTTGTCAATACCGACTATTTCGTTTGAAGGTGGGTTACGTGCAGGCGGAGTTTCTGCAAGCGCAATTGCAATTTTAGGAAACAGTGTTGTCCGATCTAATCTAGTTGCTGTTAAATTTGATAGAGTTACATCAACATACGATGCAATTACATTATCTCATACAGAAACATTTGTTGGAACCGGATCAAAATTGCAATTTCCGTTAATATGGGTTCCGAATGTACAAATTGGGTATTCTAGCGTAACAGTTAATGGAATTTCGGAATTGCGTGATAACTATACACTTCGAATTGTTACTTCTAATATTAACGGAACTGTAAAGTATTCTGGATCAATAACATTTGTAACAGCACCACCTGTTGGATACGAAATTAATGTAACATATATGAAAGACGTGTCGATGTTAACAGCTGCTGATCGTATCCAGTATTTTTATAATTCTCCAGATGGCGGATTAGGACATGAACTATCACAGTTAATGACCGGTGTTGAATACGCCGGTGTGATACTTAGCGGAAAAGATGTTAATACTGCAAACGGTTGGGGAAGTGGCGGTTATTATACTGATAAATGGGATAGTTATAAATCGGTAATTGATGATTACAGTATAACAGTGTCTGCTGATGTGCATGATATTCAAATGCCATATGTACCAGTAGTTGGTACTATGCTAAATGTATATTATTATCCAGTAAGTATTGCAGATACATTTAATACTGATGGTAGAACGTTAACTTACACCTATTCTAATTATGAACAAGTTCCGACTGTTAATTTATATAAGGTTGTATCAACTTCATTAGTAACTGCAGCTTTAAGTGATATAATTTATGTAACTTCGGTATACGGCATTAATGTTGGTGATACAGTTACTGATTTTACTAATATCAAATGGACTAAATTATTAAAAGCAACGTCTACTAGTATTGCTAACGGACATTATTATGTAACATTATCATCGATTGATCAGTTAACTATCGGTATGCCGTTATTATTCTTAGGTAATGAATTTAGCAATTTGCAAGACGGATATACATATTATGTTAAAACTATCAGTGCTACTAACCGTATTACAATTAGTGGCACAGTAAGCGGACCTGAAATTGTATTAACTGCTGATACCGGTAGTATGACAGTAGTAGTTGGTGCATTCAAGTATGATACTACTGTAATTGAAGTTAATAAAATAACTAATGCTGTAACATTATCTCAACCAGTAAGTACTATTATATTAGAAAATACTTCATTAAAATTTGGTCGAACATTGTCAAAGTATCAAGATTTAGCAAATATCAGTAGAACTAAATTTACATTAATGAAAAAATTACCAATTGGCATGATTATAGAAGTATCGGGTACAAGAGAAGCTATTAGACTTGATGATGATAATTATGGTAATATAACTACTATACCTAAAAATACTAATGCAATCATGTCACCGTATATTGCAGACGGTACCGGCGATATGATTATTATACCTACTAATTATGTAGATGTATACGGAAACACTCGTACATTTACTGTTTCAGCAGGTGACAGGTTTGTGATTCGTAAATCAACTAGTAGCGGCTCTGAAGAATTAATTGATATCGATTCTGCTATTTCGGGGGGCACTTTTGCAATTGGCTCAGCTGCTGGGATTGCAGCTGATGACATTATCATCGATGGCGATATGTTAACAAATCAAGACACGCACGCCGGACCTGAAGAAGTAGTACCCGGACAGGTAATTGATGCAGTTGCTATTACTATATTTGATACAAACGTATCCGGATCGTACATGCAGTTTAAAGACATGTTAAATCGTACACATTTTAAACGGTTAAACGCATTTAAATATACTACATTAACTACAGCTATATCACAAACTAGTACTACTATAACAGTAGCTGATGCAACAACGTTTGATTTACCAAATCCAACAGGTAATAAACCGGGTGTAATTTATGTTAACGGTGAACGAATTGAGTTTTTTACAATTACCGGAAATGTATTAGGGCAATTGCGTAGAGGTACATTAGGAACTAGTATTCCTGTAACCCATCCGATAGGTACTAATGTACAAGAAATTAGTACCGGCGAATCGATGCCGGTATCTGATCAAATTATTATGGACCAGTATGAATCAGATGGTACTAATTTACTTACTATTGCAATTTCTCCTACTAAATCAAAAGATATTTGGAAAACATCAATACCTAATGCTGCATCATACGGCCAATGTAACGACATTGATGTATATATTGGCGGATATGACGAATCAATATGGGGGTCGTTAGTTTCATATACTGACGGAATGATAGTTAAACACAATAGCTATACATATAGATGTGTCGAAGATCACATTAGCAGTAGTAGCTTTAGTACAGATATTTCTAAATGGATATTTTTTATTGGTAATATAAAATTAAAAAAATCTCCATACAGTATACATAATAGTAATATTAATGCAACAAGTCCCGAGGGTGATATTGCGTTTGATGCTGATTTTTCAGTAGATGGTAAATCTAAGCAAATTCGATTAACTAATGTTTTACCGATTGGAACTCAAGTTACTGTTATTAAACGGACAGGAATGTCTTGGAACTTACCAACTACATCTGCAGTTATATCAACGTTCTTAAATGCAGTACCTGGAAGTCAGTATCTTAACAATTAAACTAACAGTTAATATTACTTGATAAATATATGATAAAGAGAGAACACTATGCAGAATAAAGATATAACAGGATTACATATAGAAGGACACATTAAAATATATGATCCCATTAGTAAAGAAGTATATGTGAATAAACGAAATGCAATTCATTACGAAAATATAAGTATTGCATTAGCAAAAAGTATAGCTGACAGAGGACAGGGATTTATTTATGAAATGGGGTTCGGTAATGGCGGAACAACCGTTGACCCAACTGGCATTATTACATATTTAACACCTAATAGTTCAGGTTCAAATGCAAGTTTGTATAATGAAACATATTTAAAAATTGTAAATGATCGGTCTATTAATAATACTGATCCTACTAGAAATTTTATTGAAACTCGCCATGTTACTGGAATGAATTATACTGATGTATTTGTTACATGTTTATTAGATTATACAGAACCAACCGGTCAAGAGGCATTTGACACATCGTCAAGTAACAACGGAACATTTGTTTTTGACGAATTAGGATTAAAATCATACAATGCAGACGGCACTAGTATGTTATTAACTCACGTTATTTTTCATCCTGTACAAAAATCATTAAATCGATTAATACAGATTGATTATACCGTTCGTATACAAAGTTTAACAAGTATAGCAGGAGTATAATATGGCATATCAAGTTAAATTTACAGAAGCAACTAACTCAGCTAAGCCGGCAATTGTTGTTGAAGATAAAACAATTAATGCACAAACTGATCTTAACTTTGTTGGACAAAATTATGCAGGGTATGCTCCAATTCTTGCAGAAAATTTCTTGCATTTGTTGGAAAATTTTGCTAAAAGTACAGCTCCGACTAATCCAGTTGAAGGTCAGATATGGTATGATAATACCACAGGGGAAAACATACTTAAGGTGTTTGATGGCACCACTTGGAATCCTACTGGATCAATAAAAAAAGCAGTAGCTGCACCCGATGTTGCAAATAGTACAAATGGTGATTTATGGGTAAATCCTATAACACGACAACTGTATATTTTTTCAGGTATTACCTGGGAATTAATTGGTCCTCAATTTAGTAGTGGTGTAAAAACAGGCCCATTAGTAGAATTATTTGTTGATACACTAGTTGACGTAACAAATAACCAACCGCATTCAGTAATATCGTTGTATGCAAGTAACGAAAGATTGGCAATTATAAGTGCTGATTCGTTTATTCCAAAATCGTATACTATTGGATTTGCAACAATTAATCGAGGAATCAATTTATCAACTATTAATAGTAGTGCAACTTCTCTTATTAAGTTATGGGGAACTGCACGGTCGGCAGATTCATTAGTAGTTGGCAGTGCAGAAGTTAGTGCTTCAAATTTTTTAAGAGCTGATGTTGCATCAACTACTACCGCTGCATTAAATGTGCAATCTGATAGTGGTATCTCAGTTGGTAGTGATTTAAGTTTTAGTATTAATGCAACTACATCAGTAATTGGGTTAACTGCAAAAAATAAAAATATTGGCATTAAAGTGCAGGATAATCAAGGTGTGACTACTGTTATTCATGTTGATACACAGAAACGAGTAGGAATTGGGTCAAATAATACATCACCGTTATCTACATTAGATGTAGGAGGAGATGCACTCATTCGTACTAGTTTAACTGTTGGTAGTGTTGACGACGTTGTACCGGGAAGTATTAATTTGTACGGTAACATGACTGTATTTAAAACATCAACATTTAAAGATATTGCAACTTTTGAAAAACCGATACGTGTTTATAATTTAACCGGCGGAGCAGTTATATTACCGCAATATACCGTGGATCAGTTAGTAGCAAGTCGTCCTATGTACGACATCGGTTCAGCGGTATTGCCATTTAGAAACATGTATGCTAAGTCATTTGTAGGTGATTTAACAGGTAGTGTAACTGGTACGCTTACTGGAAACGTAACAGGTTCAGCATCTTATTTAAAGAATGCAGTTAACATGACGTTAACTGGTGACGTTACTACTGCAGCAACACAGTTTAATGGGCAGTCGGATGTTACATTTACAACTACTATTAGTCAAGGATTTATTACCTCAAAAGATCCAGCAGATGCATCGTTTGATACTGATCAAATATTAACATTTCGTACTAAAACTGGGCTGCAACGTACTACTAAGGCATTATTTTTGCAATCGGTTCCGTCAGTACCAACAGGCGCAATTTTACCATTTGCTGGTTCTATAATACCAGCTGGATATTTGTTATGTGACGGTAGCGAAATATTAATTTCGTCATATATTCAATTACATAATACGCTAGGATATGCATATCGAGATCCAACATTGTTAGTTGGTGTTGGAACATTTGCATTACCTGATTTGCGAGGTAGATTTCCATTAGGTTGTGATAACATGGACAACAAATTAACTATTCTTAATGCTAGTGGTTCTACCGTTAACGCCGGCGGTAATCGAAATGGAACTATAGATAACGCTAGTAATGCAGCAAATCGAGTTCAAAATCCAAATTCTAAAAAGACTGGTGCATCTTCAGGTACTGATACATTAGGCATTGCTGCACAAGCTAATGCAACCGGCGATAAAATGCTAGCAAATTCAAACGGATCTATGTATTCTATTATGAATCCATATCAAACAATAAATTATATCATATTTACCGGAGTAGTAACCTAATGAGTTATACAATAAACAGAACTGATGGAACATTATTAACTGAATTAGTAGACGGAACGGTTGATCAAATTTCATCAGATTTAACATTAGTTGGGAAAAATGCAAGTGCATACGGTGCCTATATAAATGAAAATTTTGTACAATTATTGGAAAATTTTGCCAACTATAAAGCCCCTGCTAAACCAATTCAAGGTCAATTATGGTTTGATTCTCTTGAAAAACGATTAAAAGTATTTGATGGTTATACGTTTAAATTGAGTGCCGGCACAATTGTAGCCGATGCAGTGCCTAGCTCGATTGCACAAGGCGACATTTGGATTGATAATAAAAATAAGCAATTATATTTTAACGATGGCGTATCAACAATTTTAGTTGGGCCAACATCAACTAATGTAACTGGTTATGCGGTAGAGATTGTACTTGACAATATCGGAGATCCACATACTATAATGTTATTGCGAATATTAACTTCGTTAGTTGGCATATTTAGTATTGATGCATTTACATTAGGCGATAGTATTGCAGGATATGCTAGATCTAATATTGAAATTGGTTTTAATTTTGCTACTGTATCAAATATTACATATGTTAATGATCCGGTTATTGATACCGATGCTGCAAATAAGCAATATGTTGATAACTCAATTAAAATAGCTCCGCTTGCTATTTCATTAAACACAACATCAATGGTTGATACTCATACTGAAATTCCGGATTTATTATCTAAAATTTTCCCAGCATCTGAACATGCAGTAATTGACGTAGTTGGACCAATTTGTAGAGTAGTATGTACTAACAATATAGTTGTAACAGTTAAGCAATTTGTATTAACTGACAGTGTGTGGACGTGGCAATCTGATTTATGATACATAAAAGAATAAATATATTAAAAATAAGGAATATCTAAAATGGCATATGACGTTAGACAATATAACGGAGATCCGGCAGCAACAGTTGAAGAAGGTACCATAAATTCTAAGTTTGACATTAGGTTAGTTGGGAAAAACTACGCAGGCTACGGAGAAACGCAGAATACAAATTTTATTCATTTATTAGAAAATTTCTCTAATAACACTCCACCTCCTAAAGCTACAACCGGCCAAATTTGGTATAATAGTGCTGATCAAAAATTACAATTCAATGCAGGCACGATGTCATTAAAAGAATGGCATACAATCGGGTCAGTTGAATCATCTGTGATTGCACCGACTACATTAAAGGTTGGCAATTTTTGGTGGGATACTACAAATAGCCATTTATATTGTAGAAGTGCAGTTGGTACTAATATATTCATCGGTGGTGATACTTCAGGAATTATTACACAAATGAAGTCACGTACTGTTACTGCAGTTGGCGGAGCAACTCACGAAATAATCGAAGCAATGGTAGATAATACTACTATTTTTATTATTAGTAAAGATGCAGATTTTACGTTAAACACAGAATATAATGATATTTCAGGATTTACACATGTATATCCGGGTATCACATTATCTAACATAACAGGAGTTAAATTTAATGGCACTGTTACTAATTCGGAACAGCTTGGCGGGATCGAAGCAGACAAATATATTAATAATGTTACTCCGGTATTTCCAGTAATTGCAAAATTTGCCGATGCAGGGATATCAATCGGAGCAACTGAAACATTGTTCATTTATAGTGATTTAGGAATTCCTACTATTAATAATGGAGTATCTGAAAAAATAGTATTTAACACAACAACCCTTGCTGGATCAGCTATTGCAATGGAATTAAACGGTGCTGATATACTACCAGGTACTGTTGATGTTTCTAATTTAGGATCAATTGGTTCACAATTTGATACAGTTTATGCATCGACATTTACAGGTAATGCAGCTTCGGCAACTAGTGCAGCAACAGCCGCGCAGGCTGATTCAGTATTAGCAGGAACAACGTATCGTACTGCATCAGAAACTATTGCTGCTGGTACTATTGTAGCAAGAACTTCATCTGACTCATTAGTTAACGGTACAAATCTTACTGCAGGATCAATTAATGCAAATTATTTTGTAGGTATTGCAACACATGCATTAGCAGCTGATTTAGCAGAAAAGTATGTAGCTGATGCCAAATACGAAACTGGCACAGTGTTAATGATTGGCGGCGAACAAGAAGTAACTGCTGCGCAAGGTGGATATCGCGCACTAGGTGCAGTATCGGAAAATCCAGCGTATGCAATGAATACGGGATTAGTTGATGGTACATATGTTGCATTAAAAGGCCGAGTACCGGTTAAAGTTATAGGTATAGTTAAAAAAGGTGATCGATTAATTGCTGCAGATACCGGAGTTGCATCGTCGTTGACATTGTTAGAACATGCAGGTCTTGTTTTTGCAATTGCACTCGAAGATAACAATGATACGGATATCAAACTGGTTGAAGCAGTTATTTTATAAACAAAGGAAACAATATGGCAACACCAATTACAGCATTACAATACAATACAGTTCAATCTAAAATAGCTAAAATTTTAGGTGAAGGAACTGGGGATTATGGATACGGTCAGATTGTATTAAGCAATCCAATTTCAGAAGGTGACGTATTTACTTTTGAAATGTTTGATAGTTTAAAAACTGACATTTTATCTGCAAGACAACATCAAATTGGCCGACTAATACGTCCACCGATCAGTGAAGTTCCTGCAAATGGCTTAATAACCGCTGCTCAATTTATACAATATACATCAACTTCGGGGCTAGTAGAGTCAAATAGATTAGTAACTCCGCCTAGCTCACAAGCTGTGCGTGAGGTAATAACATCAACTACATTAATTGACCCATGGAATAATGTTACTACTCACACAGTTGAATTGTCATTTGAATCTGGTGCTGCAATGAGAGCGTATTTCAATACTGGTAGTACTATTGAATTTTCAGCTTCTAGAGCAGGAGGAGGAACAACTACAAAAAATACATCATGGACCAATATGTTAGCGGCAGTAGGAGTTGTTAGTTTCAAGCGTTCAGCAACTACTTCAACTAAATCAGCTGGTACTGCAAACGGTTATACTGCATTAATGGCACAACCAAGTACTCCTATTAAAATATTTCAAAGAACTGTTACTGATGCATTTAAACCAAATTATTATTCGATAACTGCACAGTTGACTGAGTCACTTGGAGATGAGCCACCTGCTGGCATTACATTTACTATTGAATTTTCAGACAATTCAACAGCTGGATTGGATATCAACGTTACTGGAACTTTAACTAGTACAGTAAGGGTGTATCGTGCAATGGGAATATTTACAACACCGGATTCAACAATGTTATCGTTTGAAGCACCGTCACCTACTCCTACTATTGACGAGTTACAAGGTGGCACAGCACTTCCTACATATTCACTTATAAGAACAGGTGCAACACAAATTCATGAAGGTGATAATGTTCCGGCTTCTTTTTATGTTTCAACTTTTAATGTTGACGACGGTACTGAGTTATATTGGACTGTTAGCGGGTATGGTATTTCTGCTAGTGATTTTGAAGATATTGATTCAATTACGGATGTTCCGTTTACTATTAATACAAATTCGTCACTACCTCTTAATTTTTACGCTGCTGCTGATTATTCTACTGAAAAACTTGAACGGTTTAATTTGGAAATACGAACTGCACCTATGTCAACTAGTCCAGTAGTTGCTAATATTTCAGCATCACTTCAGCAAATAACTGACGATTCAAGAAACCTAGCTCCAGTAGCAGCGTTGGCAAGTTATAGATTTATATCACAAACGATTACTTCTGTAAAAGAAGGATTTAATGCAACATC